ATATCGGCTCTTAATCCAGCTTCTAAACCTGTTATGTCTTTTAGCTTTATATTTGTTTCTAATGTTTCTGTTGATAATTTATTATTTACTCCAAGTGCTTGTCCAAGTTCTATTTGAGAATCAAACATTTTTTTTGACGTAATAAATATATCTCCAGTTATATACGCTATATTAGAATATTGTTCATATAATTTAGTTGCTTCAGCTGTAGTTATTCCAAGATTTCTTGCAGCTTTTACTATGTAATCATTTATTCCAATAAGTATATCCGCAATTAAAAAGAAAGTATCTGCTAATCCCGCTAAAAAACCTCCTACTATGGGTATATCTTTTATTAAATTACTAAAAGTAGATCCTATTTTACTTATTGGACCACCTCCTTCTGGACCTAGGGCTTTTAATCCTTCAAAAAATTTATCTTTTAATACACTAGCTACTTTACTAGCCGCCTTTCCTAAACCGGCCATTAAACTTATAGCAATAGCATATTTTTTAAGTTTTTTTAATTCTACTTCATCACCGTCTCTAGCTGTTTCCACTAATTTTTCATAAGTACCTTTGAATAATCCAAATTTTGTATTCATATACCCTATAAGCTTACCAGTTTTACCGAGACTTTTTTCTAATTGTTCCTCAGTATTAAGTTTATCTTTTAGTAATTTATCAGTTTCTTCGTATAAACTATCTGATTTTAAAGCTTGAGCATATGAAAGTTGATCATTAGTTAGACTTTGTTTTTCTCTTTCTAAAATACTATCATGTATTCTAAGTAATCGAGAATAAGCTGTCTCCTTTTGAACATCTCCTAAATGTTTAGCTTTTATTCTTTTTGCTTCAATTTCTTGAATTTTTTTTATTCTATCTAAAAAATTTGCTGCTTCTCTTTTTTCTGAATCTTGTAATTTACTATTTAGATTTTTTAATTTTTCAGTTGTATTATACCTGTCTTTTGTATTCTTTGTTATATTTTTTTCAATTTCACGAGTATTAATAGTTGATTTATTCAAACTTTCTACATTACTTCTAATTTTTTCATATGAAGTTGCAGCTTTTTGAAGTTCCTTTATAGAATCTTTAAGTATATCACGAAAATCCCCTTGAAGACTTATAACATCTTTTAACTCTTGTACTAATTGTTTTCCACCTTGTAAATTCTCATTTGCCATTTTCTAGTGTATATAGGTATAAATATCAAACATGACTACTTCTTAGGCTTTGGTTTCGAAACAAAATCCGGAGCCTTTGTCATAGCCTGTTTGACCTCGTCTGGTATCTTAAACTTTGACATGTCAGTCTTCTCTGTAACCTTTTGTTGCTGCTGGTTGCGCTGTTCTTCAACCTTTCCTAAGAATTCATTGATCTTCTTAAGGCTAAACTTTCGATGAGGAATTGGCATATTCCAGACGTCAAACCAGTTAAATCCACCATTTCCATGATAGACTAACTCGAAAACCTCTTGCATGTAGACTGCTCTATATTCCACTCCCGGGAAAGAAGAACTCTGCTGTCATTGGTAAATCAACCTCGGTCTCCTTTCCGTCTTTGAAAGCGACAGTGATCTTTGTAGATATGTCTGGAGTGATTTGATTGATATACTTCCTAAGTTCTACTGAGTCCTTTGCCATGAACGCTGTGTCGATAAACTCCCTGACTGTTTTTGCTGAGTAGTCTCCATTTACTGATGTGATCTGGTGCTTCATTCTCAGACTAATCGCTCCTGGCTCAGTTCCTAGCGCTTTCTTTAGGCCTTTTGCCTCTTCATCGATACGTTTATCGTCTCCTACAGTAAGTAGCTTAAATGTGATCTTATTCTTAGAAAAAGGCAGTGTGAATTCAAACTCATTCTTTCCAGTGAATATACTCTCATCTATGACTTTATACTCCATTGTCTGAAGATCTGCATTTACTATTTCTTCTTCTCCTGTCTCTGGGTGTGGTAGTTTGAATTGGTAGTCCTTTCCGTATGCTAAGATCCTTGCTGCAATCAGAAGACCATTTCTATCACCAAGGATCAGATCATCATATTTCACATCACTTGAGATCAAAGCTTTAAGCGTCTTCTCTATTGCTGTACCATTTTTCAGATTATTAATGTTTGTTAAGATGTCCTCATGCTTTGCTGTCATGTACTGCATCTCGATCTCACCTGCTGAAAGTGGATTTGATTTTTCGTAAACTAGGCCTTTTGAAGGAAGACCGACCATTTCTGTTGGAACCGTAAATTTCTGTTCTGCCATTGTAACTGCGTTTTATTATATATATCGAGGTTGTGAGTTTTCCTCTATCAGAAGAATATAACTGAATTTCTCTAAAAAGAAAAAAGCTCCTTTTGAGTGGAGCTTCTTTTTTATGGTGTTTTGGTATTACCTTATTTATATCCAAAAGAATACATAAAATCATCATCAAATTCACTAATCCCGTATGCATCACATAATTCAGATATTTCTTCTGGAAAATGACTCTCTTGATCTCTATCTTCTAAAGGTTGTCCTGTTATCTTATCAAAATTGTCGTATGAAAAATTAGCTAATGTTTCTGGAGAAAAAATTGGATATTCACTTTCATACGCGGCTTTTGCTTGATCTAAAGTCCATTTTGTTGAAATCTCTGCTAGTTCATTTTCGTTTAAAAGACCGGCTATTTTTTGAAATCTTTTTATTTCTTGTAAGTTCATGTTTTGGTATTGCTTAGTAGTTCAGGATGCAATAGTCCATTCCAAGAGTCAGTGTCAACTCTGTAGGATCTGATGTAGACCAGTCGTAGTTACCAGCTGAGAAAGACTTGATGAATGCGCCTTTGATTACCCACTCACTTACAATGTCACCTACTGGACCAACTATGTCAAGAGTTACGTCTTTCTTATAAAAGTCTGAGTAACCATCACGGCCTGTTACTGATTCATGATGTAGACGTACCCACTCCATACATACTCTTTGTCCAGATAGTGATATAGGGTTGTATAGAGAGAGCTCCATGTCCTTCCACTCAGCCTTACCTTTTATCTTGAAGTAGGTATTGATGTGGTCGAGCTTGATTTCTCCCATCTCTATACTAGGGGCTGACGCCTTTTTAATCATGTATGAAGGGATGCCGTCGATGTACATTATGAACCTATTACTTACCGTAGGTTCAAATGCGGTATAAAATATTTCTGATGGATCTAATAGTCCTGCCATTGTAGTATCTTTTTAGTATAATTATTATGCTTTTGCTTTTTTCTTCTTAAGAGTCTTCAAAAAAAGTTCTGCTGCGTATGCTTTTCCTGGATCAGAGCTCTTTGCCATCTTTTCCATCTTTGCTATAAGCTCTGCGTCTTCTTTTGATGGTTCCTTTTTCTCTTCTTTTATATCAGTCGCTTTTTTATCTGTGGTCTTTTTCTTAGCTACTTTTTTAGCGTCTTGTTTAATGAATTTTTTAATTGCTTCAAATAATGGTTCATCTCCACTAATCTTTTCTCCTTTTAGCATTGATCCTATTTTCCAAAGCACTCCACCTGCTAATAGTCCACCTGCAACAGATAATATTGCTGCTACACTTCCATCACCAACTGCTTTACCAACAGTATCTACAATGTGAGTTCCCCCTATGTAATCAGTAATTATTGCAAGTATTGATGGAAGAAATCCCATACTCATAAGATTCGCCTTTCCAGCATTTTTGATTATTGTTCCAGCAGCTTTACTTAACTCACTCTTTGATTTATCTTCACTAGATTCTAAATCACTAATACTATAGTGAGTTCCAAATTCTTTCATCGGCGCTTTATCTACAAACTTATCTACCATAGATTTAAAAGATGAAAAATCACCTCCTTCTCCCTCTGACATTGTGACTTTTGCTAATTCTTCTTTATCTTCTGGTTTCATCTTAGCAATACCCTTTTGTATAAGAGCGGTTATTTTTGGATCATTAAGCGCATCAAATAATTCCTTTTCTAATTTTTTAATTTCTGGATTAGATGAGGTTGATGATTCGTTTAAAACCTTGCCCTTCACTGATTCGTAAAGGGACAAGGGTATTGCGATTCTTACTACAGTATTTTTATCCATGATTATCCGAATGTTACGCCTGTTGGCAATATGTTAAATGTTAAGTAAATGAATTCCGCAGTTCTAGTTGGCTGTAAGTATATGCTACCTACCAGTTCGTTTCTGTCTATCACCGATGGAGTGTTATTTGTGTCGTCCATTACTACCGAGAAGCTATAAAGACCTTGTCTCTGCTGTACGCTTGCCAGATATGGATTCACCGCGTTCAGGAACTTATTTCTTGTTACCTGAGTGTTTGGTTCGAATACAAGTCCTTCTGCGATCTGACCGATGTAGTCCTTAAGCGCTATCAGAAGTCTTCTTACGTTAACTCTGTCAAGTGCTGATGCTTTTTGCTGGAGCGTCTTCTGACCATATATCACTGTACCAACTCCTGGGAATGTTGCGATTGGGTTTACTTTAGCTTGGTATAGAGTGTTCCTATCGTCGATTGAAAGCTTTCTTTCTGGCTGAAGTACTGTGCTCATTCCGCCTCTTGTGAAACCAGCTGGAGCAAACCACTCTGCGCTGATCTTGTCGTTGTACTCATAAACTGCAGGTACCATCGTAGAAGCTGGAACAAAGTTAAGCTTTCCGGTCTCTGCTGATTTTACTTGTATCCATGGCCAGTATGCAGCACCGTATGAATTATCGTATGATTGAGCTGCAGTTGTTACTACGCCTATATTTTGACCATATCCTACAAGATCAATTACCGCTATATTATCTCCTCTGTTTTGCGCCAGAGTTAAGAGTGCAGTGATTTGTGATGTTGCATTCTGTGAGTTAATACCTGGTGCATAGATTGTATTGAAGTTATATGCGTCTGTGTTTCCAAGTAGGTTAATTGCTATATCATAGTTTGTTGGTACTAGACCTTGGATGTTATCTGTTTGAGATCCAGCAGAAGTAGGAATATTTTCAAACATCTTAAGAGCTGCTATACCTTGTCCACCCCAAAGATTTCCTGTTGCTCCAGCAAATGCTCCATTTATCGATCCTGAACCTACAAGCGGTATTGAGCTTGTATATTGTGAATTTGGCTGACCATATGAATTTAAGTAGTTTGGAGTTGGAAGCGCTACTGATTTAACTCTTACATAATTACTATTATTGATATAAGATCCAGTAGTTTGTAAGTAGTAGTTTCCTGTTGTAGGATCTGCTACTGCATTCTGAGTCTGATTTCCTATAACGTACTCAATGTAGTTATTCTGATTAGGATCCAGAGATAGATTATTCCAAGTCTCAAGAATTGTTTTGCTATTTTGATAATCATCTCCTCTACGAATAGCTAAACTAAAGTAACCTGATCCTGAATCTGCAGAAGTGATTTCCCATCTAATGTTTGCTGAAGAACCAGAAGCTAGAGCACCATTTGTAGCGCTACCTGAGTTATTCATTACAATACCAGTAGATAGTGTCTCAAGAGTGAATGCAGTTATTGATCCTGATGCTCCTACATTTGCAGTTGCTCCAGTATAAGATCCAGATGCTACCCTAGTTACAAGCAGTGAAGTACCTCCTTGTTGGAAGTAACCGAGTGCCGCCATACTTGTCAGGTATTCATAAGATGCACCACCAGATATGAAAGCAGCTCCGAAGATTGCTTTATACTGTGAATAAGATGTTATTACCGTTGGAATATTTACAGGACCTGTTACAGTTGGTCCTATAATAGCCGCTCCTGCAGCAACCGGTCCTTGTGTTATTTGACTCTGGTCGTTCTCTATCGAAAATACGCCAGGGCTTAAAAGTGTTTCAGCCATTTATGTTGTTGTTTTTTCTACTAATAAATATCAGTAATTTCTTACGAAATTTCTCCTGTTTCTATATTTATCGTAACATCTCCATATTTGGACTTTATCTCTTCAAAAATATCTTCTTCTTGGGATTTTAGAGCTTTTATCCTCTTTTT